AAGGAATGACTTAACCATACCCATCACAAAGAATGTTTTGCCAGTGGCCGACTCGCCCGCCACTGCTGTAATTTTATTCGCAGGCAATCCACCATAGATTGACCCACTCAACAACGCATTGAAAATATAAGAACCAGTGTCGATAAAGTTATCAACATCACCAGCCTCTACACCTTCACTCACCAAAGCAGCATATTCGTTGCCTGCTGTCTTTGCAATATCTTTTAGAAAATCCATATTTTAAATATCTCCTTCTTTTCTGTTTTCAGAACGAAACGCTTCAAACCCATCAGGGTATCGTGCCTCAAGTTTCTGTATATTAGTACTTAGTACATCTTCCAAAGATATACCCAATGCAATACAAGCCTGTGTAATGTACCACATGATATCACCAAGTTCTCGTTTCATATGATACTGTGCATCATCATCCATCGGTTTACCTTGGAAAATACTCTTCTTAACAATCTCTGCAAACTCACCCCCCTCGGCACTGATACCAATTGCGGCAGTAAGAATGCGTTCTGGCGAAACACCAAACCCATCAATTACGTCAAGTGCATCTGAGAACGACTGTGCATCAGAAGATGCGTCACTAGTCACCTCATCTACAAAACGAGTGTAGTCAAGTAGAAAGTCTTTATCCATCATTTATCTCCAAAGATTGTGTTATGAGTATTATATACTTTAACAAAAGTTGTGCATTTTGTCAAGTCTTTTATTCGTCTTGCTCCAACATAAGTACAGGACGATCTGATGCCTCCAAGAATAGTTTGCATAGTATTATGAATGCTTCCTCTGTAGGGAACAACGACTTCTTTTCCTTCAGAAGCTCGGTAGTCTTTAAGTCCACCAAAGTGTTTTTCATTTGCTATCTCCGAACTCATCCCATAGAATCGAACTCCTATAGGTTCTGGATTATCATCCTCTAATATATATTCCCCACCACCTTCATCGTGGCCAGACAACATACCACCAAGCATAACAAAGTCTGCTCCACCACCAAATGCTTTTGCTACGTCACCAGACGATACACAACCACCATCAGCAATAATATGGCCTCCAAGACCATGAGCGGCATCAGCACATTCAATAACAGATGAGAGTTGTGGATATCCGACTCCTGTCTGTATACGAGTAGTACACACACTGCCAGGGCCAATCCCACACTTAACAATATCTGCTCCATTTAGAATTAACTCCTGTGTCATATCACCAGTAACTACATTACCTGCTATGATAACAAGTTCTGAATGATTCAAACGTAATTGATAAATGAAGTTACTGAACATTTCAGTATATCCATTTGCAACATCTACGCATAGGTATTTAATAGCCCCATCAGTCAACTCATAAACATTACGAAACTTTTGCAAATCTTCATCAGATACACCGATAGACATTGCAACATTTTCTCTTCTGTCATATTTCAAATCCTCATCTTCACAATCAAAGAAACTGACAAGTTCATTCACTGAATATGTTTTTACCAAACAAGTAAAAACATTATGTTTTGCAAGTGCATCTGCGATTTCAAACGTACCAACTCCATCCATATTCGCAGCCATAATAGGAACACCAATGTATTCCTCTTTACTGTTTCTAAAGATTGTAGTTCTGAATAAATCCACTTCTTTTCTAGATTTTAGTGTTGAACGCTTTGGACGAATCAATACATTAGAAAAGTCAAGTTTGAAATCTTCTTCGATAACCATTACTTTATAATTCCTTGAGTTGGAACTGCAATACCAGAAGTTTGTGTAGTCCAGCCATCTGCAAGTTCTTTCATAGTTTCTACCATGTATGCGACTGATGTTTTAGGAAACTCAAAATCTTCATTGATTTCTTTACCTGTCATGCTTATTCCATTCACAAGCCCCACGCCTTGCTGAGTCGCCTGTACTAAGCGAGGCTTGTAAATTACTATTGTTGAAAATTCGTCTTTTACGAGCCGTCCAATAATTTCGGCTCCTGTTGTCATTACTAGTGTGACTATTGTGTTAGGTTTCATTTTATTGCAATCGCTCCTACGAATGTGTGGTTTCTCCAAAATGGCTGTATCTTATCACCCCAAAACCCAGCCTCAATAAGATTGTTTACAATCTCATCCCAAGTGTTTGGTTTCATCATATGACGTAAAGTCTTTTCTTTATCCATGATATCTTCTGTATCAAAGTTCTTTCTCTTGTAGTCATAATAATTAAATGTCATCATATTCTGTAGTCTAGGGTCTTGACATACTGTTTTCTCTCCAAATATAAATGCACCGCCAGTATTTAATCCTTCATAGATTCGTCTTATTACTTCTTGTCTATGTCTAGGTGGCATGAATTGTAAAGTGAAGATAGATGTAATCAAAGAACAGTTTTCAAACTCGTAGTCACGAACATCTTCAAATAAGAATTCAGTTGAGGCCCAAGGGTGCAATTTTTCAATGTTTTCTTGTCTTTTGAGTAAGTCATTATGAAACCCCTCTGCAATCTCAACACCAATGTAATGTGCATCACAACAAAAATCTTGATTAGCCTCTAACATCATTTGAGTGAACTTTCCTGTAGAACAACCAATGTCTACAACATTAGTATCATCTTCTACAAAGTAACGTGAGTACTGAACCACATCATCAAGTAAATTACTGTAACCACGAATAGAATGTTCAATATGTTCATCAAAGCCTTCCTCTCTATGTGCAAAAGTAAAGTCTGCCATTATATCTCCTTTAGTACTTTATTATAAATTGAATCTGCGATAGCCTTCATCATCAGAGGAGGCACCATTCTACCGATACGTTCTGATTGCTGATTCCACTTACCAGTAAGTTTGAAATCGTCTGGTAACGATTGTATTCTTTTCAGTTCACCAATAGTTAGTTTTCTGGGTTCGGCCCAGTGAAACGCACCAGCAGTTGTATCATTACTACCCATTGCAGTTAGTGTTGGGGCTGGTGCATACTGTGATACACGTTTCAAATTGAAGTGGTGTCCTTTAGGATGATAATCCATACCTGTCAAAACTTTTGGTGGGTCAATCTCCATATTACTACCAGTATCTTTCCAGTATGCAGTATTAAGAAACTTCTTAGTTAGATAGTCAACTTCCTCTGCATCATATTCTAGTCCAACAAGTGCATCCTTTAGTGGAATGACATCTACACTTTGTTCTGGAAACACACTATTGATAGTCATAAAGTTTAGTCCAGCCTTCTCTGTAATATCGTTTCTCAAACCAATAAAGATAACACGAGTTCTAGTTTGTGATACACCAAAGTAACGACTATCTAATACCTTTGCAACAACATCATATCCAATATCTTCAAATGTATTATTGATTTTATTAAAGTATTGTTTGGCCTCACCAATAGTCAACCCCTTCACATTCTCTGCAACGATAATTTTGGGTCTGATATCATCTGCAACTCGTAGAAACTCAAAGAACAAGTCCTCAATATTTTCTACCATCTTACCATCTGAATAATTCTTAGTCTGGCCCCAACCATCTGAGTGTTTACCATCAGCAGAATGTGATAGTTTACCAGCGACACTGAATGCAGAACATGGCGGTGAACCATCTAGAATATCAAGTTCACCTTCTTTCAATCCAACAACATCCAAGAAGTCTTTACCAGATAGTTCTTTAATGTCGCCAGGCAAAATCGGTGTGTCTGGATAGTTTTCTCTATAAGTGTTCTGGGCTTCTTCCACAAATTCATTTACACAAAGTATTTTACCACCAGCCAGACGATAACCAGTGGACGAACCACCCCCACCAGCAAAGGTAGAGATTACATTGAACTTGTTTTCATTAGATGCATTTACTACATCTTCTAGGTTGTATGGTTTATATCTCATGTAAAAAAGTCCTCCAAAGTCATTTGTGTACCATAGGAACGGTCAATGTTCCATCCAATCTGATTCATAATAAAAGTGAGAGGCTCAATAAAAGCCTTCTCGAATTGTATATCATAGTCCAAATGTGAGTGAATGTCAAGTTCTTTTGGTAATTTAGTCATAAAAGATATGACGTTAGACTGCATACGATTAGGAGTACGCATATTGAGGAACTTGATTTTCTCACCCTCTTGGATTAGTGGATACTTGTTAGTCAACTTTTGTTGACGGACAAAGTGATTGTAAAGGATAACGCCCTTGATATGCATGGGTGTTCCCTTCTTGAAGATACTTGCACTATCACTCCACTTCTGAATACCATTCACAGAACGAGGGAATCCAATCTCTTCTGGTGACAGTTGCAAAAACTCTTCACGAAACTCTTGAATAAAGTTATTCACATCTTTCTCTGTACCTGACATTATAATCTTCAGGCACTCCTTAATCTTATCACGACAAGGAGCAGGAGTCGAACTCTTGACAGCCTCGATACCCATAATCTTGAGTTGAGGTTCTTGATAACGAA